CTGGCGTCTTCACGTAAACGATATTATGCGGCTGCAACGCGCGGAAAATCTCTTTCTCGATATCGCTCGGCGATGCCTGCGGTCGCAGAACACGACGCGCCGATTCGATCAGGAGATTGATCCGATCGGCGCGCGCAAGCTCACCGATCGGATCACCGGGAGAAACGAACGATAACGGATCGCTCACAATCCCACCTCACGTTCCGATACCGAGTAAACTAAAGTCGCCTTCTTCGTAGACGACCGAGACGTACGCCGCAACCGGTTCTTGAACGACCATGCCCCAGCGCGTAACCGGGCGATACTTCACCCAGAGATAGTCGTGGCCACGTTTCAGTGGCACCGTTATGTCCTTCGTGATGCGAACGTTTCGCTGGTTACGTTCGACTCGAAACTTGTGGGTAACTTTCCACGCGCTCGCATTTTCTTTATCCGCAACGCAGCCGAGATAAAGAACCTCGCCCGGCTCGAAGTGATAGAATTTCTTCTTATTGACTTTGCCGATCAGACTCATCACGGTCTGAATGTATGCGACATTCACGACTGGAATCGTGATGCGCCGCTCGAATGAGAGCGATGGCGCAGCGATGTCGCATCCTTCGATCGAATCTTCGGAGACGTTGATTGCGTTCTCGAAATCCGGCGCATCGGCGGGCATCGTCCACACACCGCCACTCGTACCGACTGGCGCGGGATTGCGATCGAGGACCCAACGCGTTCCGTACTGCACTGCGATCCGATACGGCCCATACGTCCACGCCGACGGCCCGCCGGTCACGAAAATTGTTCGACCTACGTGCGTGGGATTCGGTACGATGCCGTCGGGGATCACTTCGAAAGTCGCGACGCACTGCAAATTCGTTCCACTCGCGGTTGCGTTGCCAACGCCGACTCGACCTTGCGAAATCGCACTCGTAACATGGATCTGCTGCGCCTCCGCGGAGATCGAATAACCGAACGAGAGATCGACCGTATCCGTCGCTGGCGCCGACTTCGTTGACGACGGCGGACTTGCATCGACCGCCTCGTCACTCGGCTCCGCGGAGTACGTGATCGCGACATCGTAAGTTCGACCGTCTTCGTTCGCGCGAATATCTACGTCCGATCGCGTAAGACCTAGGAAGATCGGGGGCGTGTACGCGTAAATCGCGTTCGCGACCGAGATCGCGTCAGGATAGTCGATCGCGTGCACGTTGATCCGATAACTCGTGCGGTTATACGAGAGCGAGAGCTCGTCAGGATTGATCTTGAAGAGCAAGTGCGGCATACTATTTCACCTTCATGTTTGCGTCAACACCCTGCTGCACCTTTCGTACTTCCTTTAGAATATCCGCGAGCAAATCTTCTTGGCGTTTCTGTACGCGCGCACCGAACGCGAATTGCTGTCGCGCCGCGAACGCCGTAAACGTGCCACGCGCTTCGCTGACCGCCAGCATGTTCGCGAGGTCTTCTTTTGGCACGAAGTTCGCTTGCATCTCGCCGACGCGACCTTTCGGCGGACCCTGCTGCTCCTGCTGCTGCTGTTGGCGTTTCAGCGCCTGCGAAATCATCTGCTCGAGTTCCCATCGCAGTTGGTCGACGCGTGCGCGATCGACGTTTTCGATCTTATCCCTGAGGAATTTATCGATCTCTTCCGCGTTCAACATAAGCGCGCCTTGGCCGAGCGCACCGACACCAACGCCAACAAGACCACCGGCTGGCCCACCGATAAGGAGACCCGCGCCGCCACCCACGAGCGGCAACACCCACGGGTTATTCGCAAAAAACTCGAAGATATCGCGCACAAACGACCACCACAGGCGCTTCAACGATCGGATCAGCGTGGCCCACGTTAGTTCTAACGCCTTTACGAGTATATTGAACGCGGTCTCGATGTCGCCGGACTTTATCGAAGCCACGATCGCCTTGATCGAATTCGACCAGTCGGTCGCGAGTCCTTGCAAGTCGGTCTTCAGCTCGCGGAACTTATCGATCGTGTTGTTGCCGCTCGCGACCGCAGCCACGCCGAGCGCGACCACGCCAGCGACGACCAGACCAATCGGGCTCATGATCGCAAGCAACACGAGCTTGAGCGCAGCGAGGAGCGCGCTGAACACACCGATCGCGATCGAGACGAGCTTCACGATGCCCGCGAATGCGAGTAGCGCAGTACCGGCAGCTACGAGGCCTGCAGCGAACGCTGCCACCGCGATGACAGCGCCCTGATTTTCGCGCACCCACTCGACGAGACTCGCAGTCGCGTTCTTCAGCCACGCCGCGATCGACTCCAACACCGGCGCAATCGCAGCAGCGACTTCGTACCAGACTGCGGAAAGCGAAGCCGTGATTTCGCGCCACGATTGCATGACTTGCGTAGCGCGCTGCACTCGTTCGCTTGTGGTCGCAGTAAGATTCGCGAGCTTCTCCTTAGCGTCGTCCGATAACATGCCCATCGAAACGAGCGACATGCCGACCCTATCGCCGAAGAGCTCGACCGCGATGCGTGCACGCTGCGTTTCGTCCGGAATGCGCTGCAACGCTCCAAGTACCACCTCGAGTCGCTGCTCGAGCGGCAGATGCGCAAATGAAATAACGCCGAGATTTTCGAGTACGTCTCCGAACTCGGCCACCGCTTTCGCATCGAGCTTCGCGGTCATACTCTCGAGCGATGCACCGAGCTCATCAACGCTCACGTTCCAGACGCGAAAGAGCGACGTGAGTTTCGAGAACTGCTCGACCGACGTACGCAGTCGCAGCGCCCAGCCACCTATCGCTTCCTGCTCTTGAAAAACCGATAGCGCCGGTCGAAACGCTGCGAGTATCGACGCACCGATGCCCTGAAGCGCAACACCCCACGTTGCAAGCTTACGCGAAACCGCGTTGAGGTCCGCGGTCAGTCGATCCGTGAGCGTCAGCTCGACACTCGCGCGACCTGCTCGAATTTCTGCTGCGCTAGCCACGACTTCAGATCGTCCTTCGTTAGTAGCGGCAACTCGTTGTCGCTCCGAACACCGAACCGCTCGAGGTACTCGACGACATCCGGGAAAATATCTTCGACTCGAATCGTCGAAGACTCGCTGCCGCGAAATGCGTTCGCAATCGCTGCCGCGATGACACCGTAGTGACAGTGATCGTGGAATAACTTACTTTCGTACATCGCACGCAGTTCGCCGAGCGTAAAGTCCCACGGCGCTACGCCGAGATAACCGGCGAAGTGCCAGACGTAGGAGTCGATATCGCAGTGCTCGCTTCGACTTTCGATAGCAGCAGTTTCAACGCGGCGCCGAGAATTTCGCGCATAATGGGATGGCCCTCGAAAAAATCGAGGATCCTCGAGATGAACGCGACTTCGGCGTCCCAGATCGATCGGCCGTAGAGCGACTCGAAAACTTCGTTCGCGGTGACACCGTGGCGCGCAAGCGAATCGCGACAGAGCACTGTCAGTAACGCCTCCGCCGTCTTGCGATCGCGGAACACGGCGCCGTCGGCGAGTATGCGTACAAACTCTTCGTAATCGAATCGCTGCGACTCCACGTTGGCGGTCGTAGTGTCCGGTCGCACTACGCGTGCCAGCGCCTCCGAGGCCCACTTCGCAAGATCGAATCCGTGGTCGCGAAGATCGTGATATCGCGCGAAGCTGATCCGCGCGACTTCGTACTCGCGGCCATGCTCGTCCGTAAATCGATGTCGCATCGCTGTCACTCCACGTACGTGTGTCGCTCCGCTCCCACTTCGTGTGTCGCTACGCTCCCACTTCGTGTGTCGCTACGCTCCCACTTCGTGTGTCGCTACGCTCCCTCACGTGATCAGGGCGTTACCTCGAAGTACTCGGGATAACGATACACGCCGCCATCGAGTAGCGGCGATGCCACGAACGTAACCGAGATAACGATAGCCTGGCCCATCTGCTCGGAGCGATTGAATCGTGTCACCTCGACGAGCGATTTTATTCCCCACGAACCGACCTCGGTACGCGGACCGTTGAGGCAGAGAACGTGCAGCTGACCGCGAGCGAAAAACGCCTGACGAATTTGCGCGACGCTGGGGTCACCCGCAACATCGAGCATATCGAACTCGATGGTCGCTTCCTTCAGCGTCGCGACCTGCGTGCGCCAACCCGCATGCGCACGCGTCGTCACGTCAGCGGTCGCATGCGACAAGTTTAGGTTCAGGTTATTGACATTCGGTACCTCGACCCACGTCGGCGTGGTCCAGTTATTCGCGCTATCGACGTAGAGCTTCGCGAGGTGGCCTAATCTCGTTCGACTCATGCATTTGCCTCCTTATAGAACTGCGCCAGTTTCTTCAACCCTTCGCGAAACGCGGGTTTCATGTATTCGCGCTTCGGATACTTCGCGACACGTGCGCCGTATCGACGTACGCCGCTGTGCTCGTGAAGCGCCGGCACCGGCGAATCAGGACGTAGTAGTGTTGGTCCGATAACAACGCTCTTCTTTCGCTCGTCGAGCGAGAAGAAGATGAGCTTTCGCAGTTGCCCCTTGCGTACCGACGGCGGTTGCCCCGGTGGCGACGCGGTCTTACGTCGACGCATACTGCGTTGCGCGACTAGCCGAACGAATGCACCGAATCGCTTGAAGACGCGCAGCGTCTTGCGATCGATGTAGCGCGCGATCGCTTGCCGATCGAGAAAGAGCTGCTTCACTTTTACGATCGACTCCGATGCCATCACAACGGCTCCAGTACTGCGTAACGCGCGGTTATACTCGCGCGCACGAACGAACTTTCGTCAAATACTTCTTCGATCTCGTAAAGCGGATCGGAAAACGAGATCGATTCGAACGCGTACGCGATGCCACCACGTTCGAGTACTTCCTCGCTCGTGAGTCGCGATGCGATCGAGTGTGCATCGTTCACGACGGTCTCGATCGACGACGCGTCCACGTACGGTCGAGCGCGAACGACTTCTACGTCGAGAAGGAATCGAAATCGCGATCGCGAAAGTCGCTCGCGCTCGGAGCGAACGAACGTGACGACGCACACGTCGGGCGTCTCGCGTGCGAGGACCCAATAGTGCGCCCACGCTTTCGACGCCGCAACGGAAGCCGCCGGGGGCGGACCGTTGAGCGTGTCGACAACAGCGTCTAGTAAGTTCGCGATCATCGATCCATCAACACGAGGGCACGAGTCGCTGCCGCGGGAACGTCACCACCGACGACTACGCCAACACGTTTATTGCCGGTCGCTGTCGTTGTGAACCGGCCATTCGTATTGTTCCAGTAAACGACTGTTCCTTGCGTCCAGGAAGCGCCTGTCTCGCGCGGGCCTTCGATAACGGCGCCGACCGCGACACCACACGGAACGCCGGCCTTCACCAGTTCGAGCGTAACCGCCGGCATGTCGCCGAAAAAAACGAGCGTGCCAGCGGGTACGTCGGAATTGAACGTGACCGGAACCACGAAATCGTGATGCTTGACAACAAAGTTCATCGTTTACCTCCGTTAGGATGCCAATCTCGTCCACACACGAACGAGGAAACCATAGGGATCACTCGAAGTCGTTGCGTGCGCGCCACCGGTAGCGCGCACAACGATATACCGTTGCGATGTCGCGACGTTGACGATTTCGTCTGCGATCCGCGGCCAATATCCGGATGGTAAGTCGCTCGCGCGCACAACGAAGCACTGCGTCGTTGTGTCGGCTGCGACTTGACCGCCGAGTGACACCGACTGCGAATCGCGGCGCGCGACTACGGCGTCGATCTCGGAACCGTTGGGAAGCCGAAGCCGAACGCCGCGACTGCGAAGTAGTGTTTTGAAGAAAACGTCGAGTGTTGCGTTCATTGTTTCTCACTATTATCACGGTGTTGCGCGTACTGCAGCGCGATGGTCGAGCAGTGCAACACCAAAGTGCCAGTAAGCACGCACCGAGTAGCCGAGGAACTGCGGACTCGGCTGCACCTCTTCGATGATCGGCGTCTCCTGGCCACGCAGGAACGCGACTGCGAACGCCGGAGTCGTCGCCGGATCAGCCACAAGGTACCACGTCGAATTCGCGCCGTTCGTGGGCAGATACTGTGTAACGACCGGCTCGAATTGGCCGGCATAGGCGTTCGTTACCGGCAACGTACGATCACTGTTCCCCGCGATCACGATCGTCACAGCGTTGAATAGATTCTCGGCGGTCGCTTTTAGACCTACCGGCACCACGAGGAAACTCGGTTTCACGAAGACCGGTTGGCCGAATTGGTCTGTTTGCGCCAGCATTCTTTCGACGGCGCGATCGAGATTCGGAATCGTAAGTGGCGCACCCGTGACGACGTTCGCGTTCGCTGCGCTGAAGAAGTTATTCGGGTTCGCGACGATCGTGCCCCAGAAGAGATTCTCGAGTGCGATAATCGCGCCTCGCGCAGCTTCCTGCGGAATCGCGAGAAACGCGCCGAGATCATCGTTGATAATGTCCTGATGCGTGATCGTGAACAGCCGACCGTAGGTGTCCACTTTGATCTGCCAGCCGTTGTCGCCGATGCGCTCCTGCGCGATCGATCCGCTTGGCGGTACGCGCTCGAACTGCGCGAACGCATTGAGTCGAGCGAGCGTGTGCGGCATGAAGTTTGTGGTCTCCACGATTCGCGCGACTCGCAGGCACGTCGGCGGCATCGTCTCGTAAGTCGAAACTAAGATGCGGTACGCCGACTCGCGGAGCAAGTTTGGAAACGATCGCACGCTGAACGCGGCGCGGATTACGTCCGTTGGCGAAGAGTACGGATCGACGCGATGACCTTCGAGTCGCAGGCACTCGCGTGCAAGCTGCAGCAAACCGAGGTTGCGATACTTCGATGCGGCATCGACGATCCGCGGCGCGAATTTCTTTTCCACGCTCTTCGCGACTGAACCGCCAGCGCGGAGCATAACCGCAGCAGTAAGGACTTCGGTCGTATCTACGCCGGCATCGAATGCGTGCACAACTCGACTGCTCGGACGACTCGCACGAATCGCAGCGAGCTGGCACTTTTTCGTCGACCAGTTCTCTTGAATCGCACGTTCCGCGAGATGCGGATACTTACCTAGGATTCGTTTCACGATTTCAACCCTCCGAGCGGCTTTCGCGGCCACAACTGACGTGCCGATGTCCGCGGGCACGTCGACGATCGAAATCTCGCGCAACACGGCGAGATCGACTACGTAGAGCGGACCAGTAAACGACTGACCGTTGACTTCGACTTCGGCGCCGTCGGGAATCTCGCGGTATTCGATAACCTCGAGTCCGATCGAAGCCTTCCACGGAAAGCCGTTCTCGATCGAAGAGAGAAAGTCGCGCGAGTACTCGGTATCACGCGACACCACGGCGTCTGCTACGATCTCGTTACCCTCGATCGCGATATTCGTTGTGTGCCCGATACCGGCGTACTCGTCGTGCGCGTAACGAATCGGCAACGAACTCGTCGGGATCTCGAGACCGCTAAGATCGACCACGACCGGCAGCGGCCAACCTTCGACGGTCATCGTACCGCCGGTGTACGCGACGATCTGGATTTTCCTTAGCTCTGACGCGGCATCGTCAGTCGGCTGCGGTTCTTCGGTCGCCGGTTGCTCTTCGTTCTGCGCGGCGACTTCGCTTTCGTCTTTCTCGTCTTCGTCTTCGAGCTCGTCTTCAGGACCCTGCGCGCGAATCCTCGCCTTCGCTCGAATCCGAAGAAACTTTTTCGTCGTCTTCGGCATCGCTATTACCTCCTTTCTCGAAAAGGAAATCGAGACCGAGTTCGCTCGCGAGCGCGTACTCTTTCGCCCGCTGACGCAACTCGCTCACCCAATCACGACCCTGCTTCGCGTACTCGTACGCGAACGTCGTAAGACCGCTCTGAAGACGCAAGCGCTGCGCCTTCGCTTCTTTCTCCGGATCGACGCCCTCGAGCGCAGGCCAATACCACTCGTGATCCGGTACGTCACGACCTAAGCCGACTAACGCTGACGCTTCGCTGTCAGCGATGCGCCACTCGCGATAGAACGCTTGTAGAAGCGGTTCGAGTACGATCGCTTCGATCCGCGCACGCTCGACTTCGAGTGCGCGATACCAGTTGCGCAGATCGAGTCGGCCACTCGAGAAGTTCGCACGCGAAGAGTCGTTGAGCGCGACTACGACCGGCACGTTCAAGCACCTCGCGATTTCGCTCATGAGGTGATACACGAAGTCGCCGTAGGTCGTTGTCGGGTGTTGCGCTGTCATCTGCGACAGGCGCCAACCCGGTGGCAGCACAGTGGCACTACGTGGCCGAAGATCGACGAATTGCCAAACGAGTTCGCGTGCGAATCGCTCCGCATCGCGAGGAATATACGCAGCCGAATCGGTCTGCAAAACCGCCGCAAGATTCGCAGCCGTCTCAGCCGCAGCCGCGGTCGCGAGCGTGAATCGGCGCAAGATCGAGAACAACGGCAGCGCCGGCGTAATCTCGGGTACACCGCGCCACTGGCCCGGTCGCTCGCGATGGAAGTAGTGTATTACGGAATCCGCCGGTATCGTCTCGTACGAGTAGTCGATGTCGGCGACCGCGATGTCGCCGGGATGTCGCCGCAAAACGTGATACGCCGCCGGCATCCCATAGTCATCAAAGACGATGCCCTCGACGGGTTGCATGAGCGCGGAAATCGGACCCTCGCTAACTTGCTCCGGCTCGACGAGTCGAACCGCGAGTTTGACTTTCGTTCGCTGACGCGGATAGTCGCAAAGAATCGCAAACGCCTCGCCGTCGACGACCACGCAGCGCCGCATCGTTCGCAGAATCTCGGGCAGATCGACCGCGGCGCACCACTCGGACCACGCACGCTCGAGACGAAGATTCAACTCTTCGTTCGCAGTACGGACTTGCAAAACTGGCCCGGTACCGACCGTATAGTTCGCGATCGTTGAGACGATGCCGTTCGCGTAACTGTTATTCGCGACTTCGTAACGCGCTCGATTCCGCAACGTGCGCCGCACACTCGGCGTCAACGCAGCCGACGGCGATAACGCATCCGCTTGCGACCAGTGCTGCGCGTTGTCCGGGGTCGTAGCCGCGGCATCGTAACGCGCGCGAAGCGAAACGTCCACTCGCGCTGACGAGGTGTTGTTGCTCGAACGAAAGACTCGACGCAGCCACCCAATCATCCTAACGCTCCCGGCGCGTTCATTTTCACGACGACCGCTTTCGGCTCCGATACTTCGCGTACGAACTCGAGCAGCTCGCTCACGTCGCGATACTGGACCGTCATACCATCGACAGTAACCGTCTTCGGCTGACGCGCTTGCTCGACTAACGATTCGATAAGCTGCTGTCGTTGCACTTCGTCAATCATGACATCGCCCTCGCACGGTAACGAAGTAATCCCTCGAGCAGCCAGTTCGAACTCGAATCCGAAGTCGAAGTCGTAGTCGACTCGAGCGAGTCGAAAATCTCTCGCGCCACGACCGCGCCTACAAGGCAGTCGAAGTAGTGATTCTCACGCGCGGGTAAGAGTGTCCACTCGACGCACTGCCGCCAGACCGACTGCGTGGCCACGCCGGTCTCCGACGTAAGATGCTCGATAACAACCGGCGCATCGACCGTGCGCGCGATCTCGACCGAAGACGATGCAAAAAGATTCGCAACACTCGTCTTCGCACGGTTCGTGTCGATAAGGACGCTGGTCGTAGCGCGGTCCGGATCGCGGGTCATACGCCACGCGTTGCCAGCCACGTCGCCTGGCTTCGTCAGCTCAACGACTGACGACTTCGAGCGTGCGCCAACGTAGCGACCGTAAGCCGGATAGACGCGATCGTGAATCGCGGCCACTGACGATACGATGTCGCTGCGGTAACCGGCGTCCACGAGTACGAAGCTATTCGGATAACGAGCACGAAGCTGCGCGAGTAGATCGTGCAACCCTCGCTCGATCGACTGCGGCGCCGCGATGCGATAGAAACCTTCGAGCGAAAGCGCAGGCCGCGATGCCGAGTAGTAATTCGCGTGTTGCTCGGGCCACGTCGAAAACGCTACGCGGACCCGATCGTTCTCGCGAGCAACGACCGCGTAGTAGAGAATCCGCTCTTGCACGTCAATGTAGATTCCGACTCGCTCCGACGGTGCGATCGAGAAGTCGCCGAACGCAGACGCAACCGACTCCGGCGCGATCGCGATCGAATCGTCCGCGACGACGTTCGCTGCAGGTTCGTTCTGATACTCGGAGTAAAATGCGTTGCGATCCTGAAAATAAAGATGCATTGCGTGCTGGATTGCCGACACTTCGATGCGCGGATCGTAGCACGCATCCCAAAACGGCACCGCACCGGCATCGAGCTGCGTACGATGCGCGAGGTAGTAGTCGTTGATTCGCTTGTAGTCGCGCACGCGAATCGCATCGCGGTAAACTCGTTCGTACTCCGACCACGCCGCCATATCGGTCGGCATCGAACGAAGTAAACCGATGCGCTCGCCGCTCCACTCGGGCAGCGACAGCAGCTGGTCACTGAGGTCGCCACGACGGATCACAGTGCACGTGCAGAGCACCGCGGCTTTGTGGTTGTGCGCCATCGTACCGAGGATATCGGACTGAATGAGCGCGCGCCGATACTCGCACTGACGCGGCGACATCGCACTGTCACGCGTCTGCGGGTCGTCGATCAAGATGAGCTGTGGCCGCACTAACCGGCCATCAGGCAACGCGTGCTGCAAGCCGCGAAGTGAACCGCCACGCAGCGGCACCGACTGAATCAGCGCGCCCGAGCACTTCGAACCGTCGATCGACGCGAGTACGATCCGATCGAACGTAAGTCGAAGATGCGTTGGTTTGCCATCGAAGAGCTGAAAGCGCATGCGCTGCAGACTGCCGTCGGCACGCAAGATCGGATAACACGCCTCGGGATAATCCTCGATAAGCTCGCGCGCCGTCGTCAGCCAGAGAATAAGATTCTGAATCGTCTGCCGCGCACGCTGACCATTCGCGGTCACTACGAGTACGTACTTCGCGTGGCCGTGCAGTACAGCCCACAACGCGGTCGCGAGCGAAAGCGAAGTCTTGCCGCTGCCCCGCGGCATCGCGTACGCGAAGCAACCGCCACGAAGAACGATCTCCTCGAACTTCCGTGCGATCGCGCGATGCGCGTCCGAAAACGGCAGCGAAAAAACCGAAGGAAGATACGTGCGACACCACTCGAGAATCGATCGACTTGCTCGTGCACGCCGACGTGAATTCGCGACCTCGGGCAGCGGTCCGATCTCGCGAGCGCGTAAAATGACACGTCGCCGACGCAGCGACTCGTCAGCGACTTCGTACGCGTACTCTTCGATCGTCCTAGCCGCCATCGCTCTTAGTCCCTACTAAGTCACGCAACGGCATCGCAATCGGCTTTAGATCGTCCGAGTAGTTCGTCGGATGCGT